CGTACTTAACAATACTGCTGGCAGTAGCATTGATACTGTCAAGACTATCATCAGTCTCAATGAGTACACAACTACTGAATTGTTTTTGTGGAGTACGAACACCAGCCATAACAGGAGTAGGCAGGCTAATATCGTGTAAACTGATACCGTCATAATAATCTTTCACCCATTGTAGTCTTGTTTCTCGAGGATAGTTTTGAAATAGTGTTGCTGCAATTAATAGATATGCTACCTGCGGTGTTTCGAAGATATCGTTGGTTACACGATTCTGTACTAGATACTTGCCACGCCATTGCTCCATGGCCACATAGGTAAAGTTCTCGTCACGCTCGTGTTTGATAAAACTGTTTAAGGTTGCCCATTCTTCTTCGGTATAGGCGGCGAGAAGGCCTGCATCGTAAAATCCAGACTCCACATTTTTAACTACAAGTTTATGCAAAGGCCAAGGTGTGTAATCACCATACACTTGTTTACGCAAGTGATAGTTAATTAATCTTCCTGCTACATATTGATAGTTAGGAGTTTCTTCGCTGATAAGATCTGCAGCACTCTTGATCAGGGTTTCTTGTATGTCTGCAGTTTTAATTCCGTTGTAAAACTGTATGTGGCTTTTTATTTCTACTTCGCTTGCACTTACTCCGGTTATCCCTTCGGTAGCCCACATTACTACTTTGTGCATTTTTTCTATGTCTAGTAATTCTTTACCGCCATCTCTTTTTGTTACTTGAATTTGTGTCATCGACGCCTCTAATATTGTTCTAGTTTTAAATCTGTTGCTGTGTAGCAGTATCTTAATGTTAATTGTTGATTGATTTGTTGTTTATTTACGATCTCACCTTCGACCAAATTAAGAACATATTTCCCCTGACACAAGTAAGCTATATGATAATGGAAACGCTTTTTTGGATCATAATATACTCTTATTTCAGGATCAATGTCTTTACCATGGGAGGAAAGATATACAGTATACAGCATTCCAAGTGCTTTTGCAAGATCGCAGTAGTAATTTTCTTGGATTAATTCCCAAGGATCTGGCCAATTTGTGTTATCCTCGGGCATTAGGTAAAAAGGTATAAAAGGACAGCTTTGCCAAAATGATACTGTCTGTTTGAGTGCTTCATCCAATGGCAGACTATCAAGGCTCAATCGAAAAGATTTCCAGCGATCCATTCGATCACTGGTAGATAATTTGAACATCTATATTATATAAAGTTTTTAAAGTTATATTTAAGGACTGCTGTTCCGCTTCGTACTGATGCTATAATACAGTCTGAGTTTGCAGAAAGATTAGCATTCACTGAATTAATTGTTTCATTATAATTATCATCATATAAAACATTACCAGCGGTTGCATTAAAAGAAAACGTACCAAGTCTAATATTAGAACCTTGCTTGATTTGATATTCAAGTAACACTGCTGTATCAACTACAGTAGGAATAGCAATTGGTACCGGAGTCAACAAGTAGGTGACTGTTGATCCATACTTCAAACTACCAAATAATATTTGATTTGACCCAGCATAGTAATCGCTCAATGAGAAATTTTCATTACTTCCGCTGCCGGTCTGCGGAGATGTAACATTAGTTTCAAAGTAGTTACCAATACTGGTATAACCTTTACTGCTACCTAAATTAACTGCATAGTTTGTTATATTATCAAATGCACTGTTAATTACACGAACACCAGATACTGCACTACCTTGCATGGTAATACCAGCACCGGCTTTAGTGAACTGACATCCGTCAAAAGTAATTTTCTTAGCATCGCCGGCATTACCAGCAATAGTTACCAACGATGGTGTTAGTGATCCACCTTCAGATGTAAACTTTGTATTTTGTATTCTTACGTTACTGGCACTGTCAATGGCCAGCAAAGGAACAGCAGTGGTAGCACTACCATTATAAAATTGTATTCCTGAAATTTCTACATCACGTGGTAATGTAGCAGATGCAGATCCAATGCTGGCACCAGACTGGAATTGACCATCGCATATATTTGCTACATATTGATCTGGATTTACTTGTCTGATGATAGTACTTCCCATACCGTCACCAACAATACGAGCATACGGTGGAATCAACAGTGGTGTACTGATTATATAAGTTCCGCCTGGGAAATAAATTGTACGTCTAGTACGAGATTCTACGTCAGTGGCACTTGACAAATAAATTTGTTGTATAGCACGATTAATTGCTGCAGTATCATCTGCAACACCGTTTCCGATTGCACCAAAGTCTCTGAGGTTTACTGAGTCATCAAGTTTATCTTGTAAGGTTCTAATAACTGGGCTCAATGAGCTTGCACCAGTTTGTACTGTGTATCCAGCTGCGTTACCACCAAATGTATAAGAATTACTTGCTGCAGATTGTAGTCCAGCAACATCGTATTCAGTTAAGATACGTGTAACTCCAGTTGTAGGAGCACCTTCGTCGGTAGTACCATTACCAATGTATAATTTTCTTGTGTCTAAACTCCAACCAAATTCAGCTGAAGCAAGCTGAGGAAGATCTTGTTCTAATCCTCTGCGATGTTGAATTCTGCTTATCTGCGTAACGGCCATGCTAAATCCTCACTTATTCTATATTTAGCTTGTTTGATAGTATAGCTCTACTCTACGCATCCATTGATCGCTCCAATAAGCAAAATCCTTGGGTTCTAGCACAAATTCTTGATATTTAGGAGTTTCGTTTTCGTCTGCGGGTTTGGCGCACATTAGAATAACTCCTGTATTAATTGCAGTACCATAGGTGTCATTGTGTGCCGCAGCATAGGCTGCTAGTTGTAAGAAGTAATCATCAACCCACTCACGCTTCTTGGGTTTGTTGGTTTGCTTGAAGTCCATGATAGCAGGCTGCCCTTTCCAGACTCCCACAAGGTCTGTGGTACCTGCATATAACCCGCTATAATATAGTGGTACTTCACTACCCCAATATTCGTCAGCATGTTGTAAGCCTTCAAGTATAACCTGTGCTGCCATGAACCATGACGGCTGTGCAAATGGGTTTGAGGGAAAGTCTCCTATGTCGTCATTCTTGACATAGCGTTCAAGATAGGTGTGCATACGTGTTCCACGATTGGCTGCTTCTGTGGTGATCTGCTGAGCACGTTCGTGTCCCACACGATCACGCCATTCTTGTAGTTTTTGTCGAGCTTCTTGTGGTTTAGTTTTTTCCAGTATTGTTGTAACGCTAGGCACTTTACTACCATCAGGTAATGCATAATGGCGCTTGCCCTCTACGCTTTCTCTTGCTAGAGGGGTATAATTATATCGTGATATTATCATTTAAACTCGGAAACTTTCGCCGCATCCGCAGCGATCTTTTTCATTTGGGTTGATGAACTCAAAGCCTTCATTGAGTCCTTGTCGTTTGAAATCCATTGTAAGACCATCTATATAAGCAAGATCTTTTTCTTTAACTATAATCATAATGTCATGACTATTAAAGCTCATGTAATTACCATCAGCTGGTAACTCATCGACATATTCTAGTTTGTATGCTAGTCCAGAACAGCCCGTAACATTAACTCCAATGGTAATACCCAGTCCACGACCTCTTTTCTCAAGGTGTGACTTTACTTTCCTGGCTGCTAATTCAGTAAGGTTGATCATTGGAGTATTATAAATTAATTAACTGCGTTTTGCAAGAGCTGCTTTAGCCATACCATCAACGGTTTTTTCTGGCGGAGTTCTTGGAGCATTGGTGTCTCCAAGTGCTGCCATTTCGTTGTCGTCAGCAAAAGGTGCTAGATACACATACTTGACACCAGTGGCATCATCTTTAACATCCTTGATCATGGCTTTCAACCCTTCGTTGTTGCTCATGGCCTGTGTTAATGTATCCAAGTTAAACTGCGGATGGCGACCTTGCACCATGTTGATCAACGAGTCAGCACGTACTCGAGGTATAGCATGGGTATCATGAGCACGATTTCTCAATTCCTCAATGACACCCATTAGGTCTATAATTACTGGATCTGATGCTTCATCTTCCAGTATATCGTCGAAGTGATCTTCAACAATGATATCGCGAATTTTCATTAGCGTTTTTCTCTACCAATCTCGTCTGGACCAGCTGCTGCATCAGTAGCACCAAAACTGTCAACGTCCATGTCGCTGCCTGGCTCTGTACCGTCTGGCATTGCGCCTGAGCCCATTGGACCCATGCCACCTGCTGCAGGTGCACCCATACCACCCATGCCCATTGGCTGTGCAACTTGTTCGCCGGCTAATGCACGAGCTGCGGTGTCTGCTGTTTCACGTGCTGAACCTAATTGTTCAACCATGTTGGCCAGTAATGCACCAATGCTGGCTTTAAACTGATCTGCTTGTTCCATACCAATTTGATCACGGATAGTGTCAAGTAGTGCTGGCATTTGTTCGTTTTGCATTTTGCTGACATCTTCAAGCATGTCTTGAATACTGTCAACCATGTCTTTAGCAGCAAGAATAGCTTGGCTCTTGCCCATTTCGCTTTCAGCTAGAAAACGTGATTTGTTCTCTACCATCCAGCTATGCAGGCCTTCACGCACCATTAGCAGTTCCATGTATTTTGGATTCTTTTCTGCTGCATGAGCACCATGGCTACGCTTGATTTGATTAAGACTTTCTGTTAGCCCGTTAGCTAATAGATAGGCTTTTTTTAGTGTTAAATTATCATAATCAAGTTTAAAACCAAAGCGGCTTTCCATAACTTTATTAATTTTTTTAGCGGATGGCTTTACGCCCATTTCTGTTAATCTCATAGTGGTTGGTTCCCAAAGTTTAAGTATTTAGCCGAATTTAAACTTTTTTTCAAAATATTAATTAATGCTCGGCGTTGCATTTTAGCATCTATACATCTATTTAACACAACTCCACGTTTAACTGAATCTTGTTGGTTAGCTAAAGTGTATTCATATTGCACAATATTTACATCTAATCGTCCTATTTTTGCATCTAAATCTAGGAGTTTTTGTGCTTCTATGTGTCGCTGTTTTATACTATTTACACAATATACAACCGCAGCTAATCTACTGGTAAATTCGTGTATATAACGTCCATCTTGCTGCTCTACCTTCCAGCGATCTTTGTCTAGTCCTGTAACACGATAATTACCAACAAAAAGCCCGTGATCCCCGACTGGGATTATCACGGGCGTATTTTTATATTGAGTAAGTTGTTTCTGTGTCCAGTCTTTTATGTATTGTGTGCCAACGTCAGCAAAAGTATTCTGTGCTTGTTTAAATTCTTTTTTTGTATGTGATTTTACCGTTTTCATTTTTTCTTAGCAGTACGTCCTTGTTTACAAGGTGATTTGCAACTATGAGTTGCCTTGGACCAAAATCTTCACGAGCAATAATTTCACGATCATGAAATTGTCCTAACACGTCTGCTTCTTCGTTAGTGATTGGTACATGTACTTTATTTAAGAGTTCTACAATCTTCATTTTAAAATTAATTGGACCATTACTGTAATCAAACCTGTTACAAGTGCTACTCCAAATGCTGTGCCTATACTGATAAGTTGCCCGCTGACTTTGCTGCTAGTGTCGGCAGCAGAATCTGATAATTTTGTACGTATGATTATGATGTGTTCTTCCATCGTGCTCATACGATGTTCGAGCTTGTCTAGTTTTTCTTCCAATGTCTTGTATCTTTCCGCACATAAGTCAACGTGCGCACCAAGACTTGTTCTTTCACTCTCTGCCATTTTAATCTTTCAATAGAAGTTGAGGGTTCTGTGTAGTTGCCAATGTGTGCCATAAGAGTGTGCCTAAGTGAGCCAGTGAATCATCAATATTTATGGATTGAACCTGCCAGCCATAAAGTATATGTTTTTGATTGCGCCATAAGGATAAAAAATTGGTAGCATGAAACGTGCTGTTTCGTTTAGTCCACAAATAACAGGTACCTGTGCAAAATCCCGATCAAGCCCGCCAACTGGATCGCCATCATGTAAGAATACATCATCATGTTCTACACCAAAGGAAAAGATCCAAACACGTTGACTACCATAATACATTTCACCAAACCCACTGCTTCTGTCGATTTCAAATTCTTGACACACAGGGCCATCGATCAATTGCGGTTGTGCTTTTAATCCAATTACTTGCAGTACTGTTTCCCAGTTACGCTGTTGATCACGCTCAAGTTCATTGTCAGCACGATGTCTAGTAACACCAGTGGCAGTAATATCAACAAGAGTAACTCCAGTATAAAACTTCATAATGATATTTATAGTCAATAAAAAAGCAGACTCAAAGTCTGCTTTTCTACTTTAACTAAGTTAAAATTTAAGGTGCTACTGTGAAGCTTGTACCGTCAGTTACATCAGTACCACGCACGTCAACACCATTGGCACCAACCGATGAACCTAATGCACGAATTGCTGCTTGTATAACACTTGCTTCAGGTGCGTTAACACCATCAGTGATTACATAAACTAAACCAGTACTGGCTGCTGCTGCAGAATATGCTAATACTCCCTGTGGGAATTGAAGCATAATGATTTCAAATAGTTCATTAACTGCATCATCTTCAGCTTGTAAATTAATATTACCGTTGCTGTTGTCTTGAACTTGTACTTTGTAAAACTTAAGACTTGCACCAACTTGTGCACCACTAGTACCATTTAGTGTACCAACTGCTCCTGTATACGCATAACCTGCGCTTCTTGTAATTCCGATTGGCATTTTATTTCTCCTAAAATATTTGCGTTACCGCATGTTAATATTTATGCTGGCCATAAAAAAAGCAGGCCTAAGCCTGCTTTTCTAAGTTGCTAAAAATTAAGCAAGTTTGATACCGCCAGTTGACGATACTGTTGCTAGTGCTGGGAATACGTTACCGTATGCACCAATGTTTGCACCAGGTGTACCATCGTGGCTTAGTGTACGGATAGTGGCTTGCAGATCTGCATCGCTGCCCCAACCGCTACGTTCTACTAGAACGCTTAACTGAGCTGTAGAACCATTTACGTCAACTTGATATGCTAGGATTGTAGCATTTGCTGAAATGGTTTTTAATAAAGTATGTACTGCTGGATCTTTTCCTGCTGTACTTGGACCTTTTAATTCTGCTGCTAAGTTAGCAGTAGCACCTAGTGTGGTAATTTTGTAAGCTGTAATTGGGCTTGCAATACCAGTGTTGATAATTTTTGCATTTGCATTTAGTGTACCTGCATCACCTACGTTTTGTACTACTTGTGAATCACCGCTGACTCTTTGGACTCCGATTGGCATTTTAAATCTCCTTAAATATTTGCGTTACCGCATGTTAATATTTATACCTGTTAAGGATTTTTAGCGAAATTAGCGGCACTAAACACCTCTCTGTCCACTATTTTTACCAGTCCTTGCGGAGTAGGAAACACAAATCCTTCTCCTGCTGGCTGTCCATTTACGTATTCTTCTATGCCGCCCACTTGTGGAGCAAGCTGTTTTGCTAGGCTTTGTTTAAATGCGTATATAGAATTCCAAATTTCTGTCAGTCCCACATAACCCGGACTTGGAACTATTTGTTTATCTGGTCCTTGTGCGAACAATGTGCCTGTACGCTCGTCCCCAGCAAGTGCGTTATATTGTACTTTACTGATATTTGCTGCTAACCAATCATGCAGTTCTTCTCTGGTTTGTCCTGTGATGCGTTTATTAAAGTATGTTTTAATTCTGTCTCTGACGCTTTGCGGTAGTGGAGACAATAGCTCGTCTACTACAGCACCGTATTTTTTTAAGGCTGCTTCTGCTGCACGTTCTTGCTGTACAGGCATTTTTAATGCAAATCTATTTCCAGCAGTTGGACTAATAATTGCTACACCGCCCGGGGCAGATACTAATCCTTTACCGTTCCATTGTGTAGGGTTCCCACCTAGTTGTTTAAAATATTGATGTACTACTATACCGCCGACTGTGCCTGCAATTTGTTTGCCTAATGGACTGTTCATTGGAATCCGATATTCTACTAGGTTAGGTCTGAATACATACTTTCCTTGCTGTGGTTGTAGTTGTCCTACGTAGAGTAAATCACCCCAGAAGAATCCAGAACTGCGAGTAGCTGCATCTAAGCCTGGCCATATAACTTCAAGTAAATCGTATAGACTACCACGTAGGTTACCTGATGCTTTATTGGCATCATACTTTTTCCAGTCTTCGACACTCTTGGCCATCACACCTGCATCAAACATATACTTGTCCATGACTGCTAGTTTACCGTCATCATCACGACCAAATATCAATGCTGGCTTGCCGTCCCACTTGATAGTTAAGTTATTAGGATTAGCGACCACTGCTTTTAATCCGCCAATCTGTTGTGCAGCCGCAGCACTGCCAGCAAAGATGGCATCCTCAGG